CAAAAGAAGCTGATCGCATTGCTCGTTTGCCACCTATCTTGCAGGCAAAAGAAATTGGAAAGATCGAAGCTAGACTGGCTTCTGATCCGCCCGTAAAGAAATCTTCGAGTGCTCCTTCGCCGATTTCTCCGGTTACTGCAAGAGGCAGCGGGTCTCCCGCTTACGATACGACTGATCCACGCTCTGTTAAAGCTATGAGTACGTCAGATTGGATCGCAGCCGAACGGCAGCGCCAGATTAAGAAGCTAGAGGCGTCGAAATTCCGCTAACACAAACCTTGGAAGGTTGACCCAAAATGGCTAACTCAATTCTTACTATTGACATGATCACTCGGAAAGCTCTCGAAATTCTCGAGAACAATCTGGTGCTCTCCCGTAACGTAAACCGTCAGTACGACGACAGCTTTGCTGTTGAAGGTGCTAAGATCGGTTCGACCCTGCGTATCCGTTTGCCTGACCGCGCTCTCGTCACCGACGGCGCCGCTCTTCAGGTGCAGGATGACAACGAACAGTTCACCACTTTGACTGTCGCCACTCAGAAGCATATTGGCGTTAACTTCACATCCGCCGAATTGACAATGCAGTTGGATGACTTTGCAGAGCGTGTTCTGAAGCCTCGTGTTAGCCAGTTGGCCTCCTCTGTGGACGCCGACGTTGCTAACGCCTACAAGAACATCTACTCCACTGTCGGCACCCCCGGTTCGGTTCCTTCAACTTCTTTGGTTCTTTTGCAGGGCCAGCAGAAGCTGAACGAATACGCCGTTCCAATGAACGACCGTTATGCTACCGTCAACCCAGCCGCTAACGCTGGTCTGGTCGAAGGCATGAAAGGCCTGTTTAACCCAGTTGATACCATTAGCCGCCAATTCAAAAACGGCATGATGGGTCAGGGCGTCCTTGGCTACGACGAAATCAATATGTCGCAGTCGATTGCACAGCACACCACCGGTACGCGTTCAGCTACGGCTTCGCTGACCGTTGCAACAACCATCACAACTGAAGGCCAGTCCACCATCGCCATCAACGGCGACACGGGTTCTGCTACTTTTACACAGGGTGATGTGTTCACTGTTGCTGGTGTCTATGCTGTCAACCCACAAACCCGTCAGTCCACCGGTTCGTTGCAGCAGTTCGTTGTGACCTCGACCGTTGCGGCCTCGTCGGGTAACTGGGCTTCGATCAACGTCTCCCCAGCCATGTACACCCCAGCAAACGCTTTGGCCACCATCAACGCGTTCCCAGCTTCGGGCGCGGTTGTGACTGTGGTCGGTGCGGCAAACACCCAGTACCCACAGAACCTGATCTACCAGAAGAACGCTATCACTCTCGGCACCGCCGATCTTCTGCTGCCACAGGGTGTGGATATGGCTTCGCGTCAGGTTCATAACGGCATTTCGATGCGTATTGTTCGCCAGTACGACATCAACAATGACCGTATGCCTTGCCGTATTGACGTACTGTACGGCTACTCCGTGATCCGCGCACCAATGGCCGTTCGTCTTTGGGGCTAATCCATAATTGGCGCGGGGTAATACCCGCGCCTCACCCTTTCAATCCTTCTAGGAGTAAATATCATGGCTCTTCCTAATGGCGCTGGTGGTTACCAGCTTGGTGACGGCAACACAACCGAAGTGCAAATCCGCACTCAGGCTACCCCTGCAACTGCTACTGTCACTGCTACTTTGACCGCTGCCCAGTTGGCAAACGGCATTATCCTTGGCTCCCCCGGCACATCCGCTGCTTCCTACACTCTGCCTACCGTGGCTGATCTGGAAGTTTTGGTGTCGTCGGCTAAAGTTAATAGCTGCTTTGACTTTTCGGTTATTAACGTCAACGGCTCCAGCTCCGGCGTTATCACGCTGGTTACCAACACGGGTTGGACCCTTGTTGGCTTGATGACTGTCGTTGCCACTGCTGGCACTGCACAGATTTTCCGCGCTGTTAAAACCGGCGACGGTTCTTGGTCTCTCTACCGTATCGGCTAATCCTCCCCAACTTGCCCCGCGCTTCGGTGCGGGGCATTTTTCAAAGGTGTTAAATGCACATTTACCTTCGCCATCCAGACCACGGCACTAAAGTTGCTATCTCTGATGCTGAAGCAGATGACGATGAGAAGAACGGTTGGTTTCGTTTTGACGTTGACAAACCCAATGAACCCAACGATAATCAGCCATCTAATGACCTTGAGACGCGCCGTCGTCGCAAGCAATCTTCGTAAGGATTAGCATGACAACGGCTGGCGAGCAGATTAACGGTGCACTACGCTTAATCGGCCAACTTGCCGAAGGCGAAACGCCGTCTGCTGCTACATCCCAAGATGCGTTGGCGGCCCTTAATCAAATGATCGACTCTTGGAACACCGAACGTCTTTCGGTGTTCTCTACACAAGACCAAGTGTTTTCGTGGCCGCCTAATGTGTTGAGCCGCACGCTTGGGCCTAGCGGCAATTTTGTGGGCAACCGCCCAATTTTGCTGGATGACGCTACATACTTTATCGACCCTGCTTCGGGCATTTCCTACGGCATCAAGATCATCAACCAGCAGCAGTATGACGGCATTGCGGTTAAGACCGTAACCAGCACATACCCGCAGGTGATCTGGATCAATATGGACTACCCGAACATTGACATGTATGTCTACCCCAAGCCTACCAAAGTGCTTGAATGGCATTTCATTTCGGTTGAGGAACTAACCCAGCCCGCGACGTTGACGACTACGTTGTCATTCCCGCCGGGCTATCTTCGGGCGTTCAGGTACAATCTGGCTTGCGAAATCGCCGCCGAGTTTGGTGTCGAGCCGTCACCGCAAGTTAAACGCATTGCTATGTCCGCCAAACGCAACTTGAAGCGCATCAACAACCCTGACGACGTTATGAGCATCCCATACGCTATCGTCAGCACCCGCCAGCGGTTCAACATTTTCGCAGGGAACTTCTAATATGGCCAATGTTGCAATTTCCGCTTTGCCGGTTGCCACCTCCGCCTCTACAACGGATCTACTTCCAATTGTTCAAGGCGGCACGACCAAGCAGCTTACAAACGAACTGTTGTTTACCGCACCTGCGATTGTAACCGGCACAACGGCCACCACACCTACAGCGGCCTATTCGTTGGTCAACAAGCAGTATGTTGACTCGCAAATCAACGGTCTGAACGCGCAATTACCTTGCGATTACGGAAGCACTGCCGCGTTGACCGCCACATACGCTAACGGCTCTTCGGGCGTAGGCGCCACGCTTACGGCGTCTGCTAACGGCGTGTTTACCATTGACGGTGCCACGCCAGCGGTTGCCAAGCGCATCCTTATCAAAGATCAAGCCAACGCCGCGCAAAATGGCGCGTACACGGTTACAAACGCAGGGTCGGTAAGCACCGCATGGGTATTGACCCGCGCCACTGATTATGATCTGTCGGCGGAAATGAACGCGGGCGACGGTTTTTATATCAACTTGGGGTCTACACTGGCCAATACCTTGTGGGTTCAAACAACCCCCGCGCCTATCGTAGTGGGCACCGACAATCTTGTGTTCACGCAATTTGCTACTGCGTCTTTTGCTAAACCCATCATCGCTGCGATGATTTTCGGAGGTAACTACTAATGACCGCGCCTAATCTCGCATCACCCAAATCCATCGTAGGCAAAGTTGCAGTGCAAGCTGTGCCTATATCTGCTACCGCCATTGTGTCAAACGCCGCGGCGTCTAACACACTTGTAAAAGTCAGCACGCTGTATGTCGGCAATATTGACGCTTCGACCCCGTACAAAATTACAGTTGATATTTTTCGGGCGTCAACGGCATATAACATCTTGTACCAAGTTTCTATTCCCGCGGGGGCTGGGCTAGACATTTTGTCCAAAGCTATCAATCTTGAAGAAGGCGATAGCTTGCGGTTGACCGCAAACACGGTAAGCAAACTTCAGGCAGTAGCATCTTACGAGGTCATCAGCTAATGCGTAAAGGCAACGGCGGCATTATTGGGCCACAAAACCGCACGACGCTTGCAGCGGCGCCGGGCATTTGGTCTATGGACGAGCAGCAACAATCGTTGGGCGCACGTAATTGGCCGGGCACCCCCGCCAACACGGTCCCTAATGCGCCTAGCTTTGCTAATTCTTCTGTGTTTACTGCTTCGATTAGCAGTAACGTTATGACCGTTACGGCAATAACCAGCGGCACTTTATCTACTGGGCAGGTTATTACAGATACCGACGTGCTGCCGTATACTACTATCACGTCTCAATTGACCGGAACGGCGGGGTCTACAGGGACGTATAGAGTTTCACTTGCGCAAACGGTAGGGTCAGCCGAATTAACAGCTACGCTTTCTATAGCGTCTACCGTTACAGCAACATCCTCTGTGGTAATACCTTACACCCTTGGGTTTAACGGTGGGTCTCCTATTACCAGTGTCACAGCTAAAATTTTTAACGGGTCAACTTTAGTAAAAACGGTGTCGGGTGTGACTTCTCCTTTGACGGCAACTTTGGTGCCAAATAGCAATGTTTATACAGCATCTTTGACCGCGACTAATGCTATTGGGGAAAGCGACCCAAGCGTTGGGCCGTATTTTCAAACACCGTTTGTTCCCGATATTCCCGCAATTGGGGCGGCAACAGCAACTGGTCCAACAAGCGCAACGGTAGCTTTTACAGCACCTACAAACAACAACGGAAACACAATCACAACTTTTACGGCCACATCTTCTCCCGGAGGCTTTACAGGGACAAGTTCAACCTCGCCAATTACAGTTACGGGATTGTCACCGTCTACTTCATATACGTTCACCGTATATGCGACAAACACTGTCGGAAACAGCGCATCTTCAGCAGCGTCTAATAGCATTACAACGTCAGCAGGCGCAACTAAACTTCTGCTTGTTGCTGGTGGTGGTTCTGGTGGTCTTGGTTACACCGGCGGCGCAACATCAGGCGGTGGTGGTGGTGGTGGTGGCGGTATTATTTATGACACCAATGTCGCGTTAACCCCCGGCACTACTTACTCGTTTGTTATTGGTGCTGGCGGGGCTTCACTTGCGGGTACCACGGCTCTTTATACTGGCCGCAGTGGAACCGTTACAACTGTTAATTATGGCCCTTACAACACCGCTTTTAGCGCTTCAATTGCCGCAACTACTATGACTGTTACCGCCGTATCCAGCGGCACGTTGGCAGTTGGTCAGCTTATTACAGGAGGCACTGTTGCTGCGTTTACAAGAATTACGGCTTTAGGAACGGGGACTGGCGGTGTAGGCACGTACACGGTATCAGTCAATCAAACTGTTTTGTCAACAAGTTTGGCCGGTAACGCAGCAATAGGTGGTGGTGGTGGTGGTGGAACCAGCGGCGCAGATACTGGCGCAAGCGGTGGTGGTTCTGGTGGCGGAGGTACAAACTTTAACGGTGGTAATTCTCCCGGCGGAACTGGTTTCAATAGTAATATCCCCGCCGGAATTGGGTTTGGTAACAATGGTGGGTCTCAGAGTGGATTTACTGGGCCTAACTATCCATCCGCTGGCGGTGGCGGTGCGGGGGCCGTTGGGGGCGACGTTCTAACTGCGTCCGCGGGTGGTATTGGTGGAGATGGTAAATCAATAGACATTACAGGAACCGCTGTATATTACGCTGGCGGTGGTGGTGGCTCAACATATGCTGGTGGCACCCCCGGAGCTGGTGGTGCTGGCGGTGGCGGTGCAGGCGCAAGGTCTAACTCTGGG